GTTGTAACTCTTACAACGTCATCTGCTCACGGATTTGCTACAGGTGACCAGGTAGTAGTTGCTGGCGTAGATGCTAACCTTAACGGTACATATACAATCACAGCAACACCAAGCACCACACAGTTCCGTTACGCGAAGACAACAGGCGATGTTTCATCAACTGCAGTGTCTCCTACAGGAACAGCAATAGTTGGAGCTAACAGCCGTGATGTCACTGACTTCACAAGCCAAGGTTCAACTTCCGCGTATAACGTCCCAGGAAACAATGACTACAACGCCGATCTACCAATCGACTTTATCATTGCTTCAAACGAGGACCCACAAGCGTAGTTAAGTAGTGCGGGCGGTGTGCCAATGTGTAAATATATGTACACAGGTACACCGCCCGTTTTACTAATAGGACAAGAAGGACGATATGAGTAATCTTTGGGTAACACCGGAAGAGCTTGGCGAATACGCCAACTCTGAGTTTGCCTACGAAGCTTGCAAAACAGCATCTGGTCTTCTATGGGCTATGTCTGGCCGTAAGTACAGTGGCGTTACAACTGTCACAGAGCGCTACGTTTGCCAAAACCGTGTATTTCGCCTTGGTGCATCTGTAAATACATATCAAGCTTTGCTTCTTAACGGTTCGGTGTTTAACATCCCGTCCGATGAATTTGATAACTTTAATGACCGTGTAGTTGATGGTCTATCTCCAGAATCGCGTATTCGTCTTCGTGGACGACCAGTAACGAAGGTTCACTCAATTCGCCGTCGTGACGGCTTAGTTCTTGACCCATCTTCTTACTATCTTGTAGATCACTCAACAATTCAAGCAGCCGTAGGCGTCCCTTGGACTCCTTGTAATCTTGAAATCACGTATTCCTATGGAACCTACCCTCCAACAATGGGAAGAATGGCAGCACGCACGTTAGCCATCGAGTTTGCTAAGCTTTACTCGGGTGATGATGACTGCGCTCTTCCACAACGCGTAACCTCTATTTCACGTCAAGGCGTCTCATACACGCTTCTAGACAGCCAGGATTTCATCGAAGAGATGCGCACTGGTATCTACATGGTAGATCTATTCTTAAAGTCAGTCAACCCTGACAAGGCACGCACAAAGGCACGCGTATTTTCTGTCGATGTTCCCCGTGGACGTCGCTACACTCCAAAGCCTCTACTTCTTGGAACCAGTGAACTTGACATTAAGATTAAGCAAGCCGGTGGAACAGTTACAGTTCCACTTGAGTACATTGCGGCAGAGTTCCTTGTTGAACAGAATGGTTGGGTACCTAACCTAATTATTCGCAACTACGGTCAAACAAAGCAGACGGACTTAGACCAGGGTGCAGTAAGCATTGACGAGGTAGCCTATGACATTACATTTAACATTGGCTATAACGACGCCTTGCGCACAGTTGGAATGGTAGATCCTGGAACCTATGATCTCTATGCTTCACGTCCTAGCGTGGAAACACCGGGAACAACAGAAACCGTACTTATCTGCTCTGGAAACGTAGAATTCCAGTTAGCTGATGGGAACATAAACGCATTCACCATCGGTGGATAACGACAACTACTAGAAGGAAGAAATGAATATGGGAACATTTATCATGACTAACTTTAGGCCTGAAGATATGCCTAACGCTAAGAAAGCTGCAGTGCCTGCTAAGCCAGCTCCAAAGAAGGAAAAGCCCGCTCCAAAGGCTGAAGAGCCTATGAAAGAGGACGCTCCTAAGGGTTTAGAGACACTTTCATCCGAGCCTGAGGCTAATTCCGCAAGCGAGGAATAAGAGTTCTAAATGGCTGCTCTATACGACATTACTGATGCAGATCCAGACGCACTAAGTCTAAAAACAATGATGGACACGGTGCTTGAAAAGGTCTCCGCTGTGTTTACATCATACAACGTGCCTCTACCTGCTCGTTGCTACTGGACTATGGGTTCTCCTGCAATTGACTGTGAGCAGCTGGTAGTTTCGTTTGTTCAGATGTACCTTGGTACACCTGGTGACCAGGCATCAACCCCGCAACGTTGCCACATGCCAAGAACAGCAGTTCTTACTATCTCTATTGCTCGTGAAATCCCAGCGGTTGGCCTAAATGGTCGCCCACCTACAGCAGAAAAGATCGAGCAAGGTTCATACCTTTCAGCGATTGATGCCTGGGTACTTATGGACTCGATGAAACAATTTGATCCTTGGGACGACACAAGTCTAGGTATTGGCGTTATTGCAACTGTTGATGCGGCTACCGCTGAAGGTGGCTTTCAAGTTGTAAACATGCAGATCTCGATGGTGGTTCCATAATGGCTGACGTAAAGGTAATTCTTTATCCTGGCCCAATGGACATGATGCTTAAGAGTCCTGTAGGAGAGGTTGGACGCTACCTTGCGGGTCGTGCTCGACTTATTGTCGTTGGCGCAAGAGCGCAGGTAGGAAAGAAAACTGGAAAACTTCAAGGATCAATTCATAGTCGACAAAGTAGAACTGCCTATGGCCAGATGGCCTGGATCGGTTCTACAGTTGAGTATGCTCTTGCACACCATGAAGGAACTAAGCCTCATATTATTAAACCTAATAAGGCTAAGGCACTTAGATTTACAGCTGGCAGCCGAGTAATTTATTCTCGAGCTGTAATGCACCCAGGTACTCGTGCAAACAGGTACCTGAAAGACCAGTTGTATATTGCACTACTTTGATAAAATAAACTAGAGACAAACGTCTCAAGACACACGAGAAAAGAGAAATAAGTGACTAATAGATTCAAGGACTTCGGCAACGGAAACGCCGTTGACGCTAAACCGTTATCATTCAAACTTCATGATGAGGAGTTTCACTGCGTGCCAAGCTTGCAGGGAAAGATTTTGCTTAACCTTGTTGTAGATTCTTCTTCTGAAGACACTACAGCTGCGGCGCAGGTAATCACCTCATTCTTTGAGCATGTCCTGCTTGACGAGAGCAACACTCGCTTTCAGGCCCTTCTAGTTGATAAGAACAAGATTGTCTCAGTTGAGACTCTAGGCGAGATCACCGGCTGGCTAGTAGAAGAGTACACAAACCGCCCGGAACCGCAGCCAGAGCTCTCCTCTCCTGGGCAGTAGACCTCTGGTATTACGTGAACGGAAAAGCATTGGTAAGCGGACTTCAACTAGCAAGCATGCCAGCAAGTGACATGTTAGACGTTATTCACTATTTCTTTGAAGACGATCTAAACTACTCAACTGCTGAGCAGGCTGAGGCTAGGGACAAGACTCGTGACTCGCTTTATGCAGAGCTGTATAACAGCACGTATAGATACAGTCGCCAAACCTCTAGCGGAACGTACATACCTTCATCTGAGGATGACGCAGACGCTACTGAGGAAAAAATGCCTGAACCGTTCAACCCAGCACAAAGGACTAAGGCTTACGTTGCGCCAACTAACGTTGATGCAGATGCAATAAAGCCTTTTGGAAATCTTCTAGACGCACCAATGGAACACTGAAGTAAGCAACGAGATTAGAGAGGAGGTGAGAGAGTGGCATTAGTAGGCGAGGCGCATATAGTCGTCCGTGCTATCACAAGCAAGGTAGCAGGCGACATTAAAAGTGGTTTTAGCGGGCTTGGCTCTGTTGGAGATAGAGCTGGAGCTGACGTTGGAAGAAGCTTTAGCAAAGGCTTTGCAAAAAACAACAAGAGCATCTTCGATAGTGCGTTTATTACAAAAGCACTAGCAGCAAATAAGCAGCTTGTAAGTCTTACACGAACAGGTAGAACTGTTGGAACTACACTCTCTGCCCTTGTCTCTAGCGTGGGATCTCTTGCAGGTGGACTTGTCTCACTCGGCGCTGCCGCGCTGTCTGCAGGACCTTCTCTTGTTGCACTAGGCGGAATCTTTGCAGCTATTGGCATCGGTGCAATAACTGCCAAACTAGCTTTAGGTGGAGTAGGCGCGGCTGTAGGTAAGCTTAATAAACAAAAGACGCAGGCGGCAAAGGACGACACCGCTGCAAAACGTCGTGTATTTGATGCTGAAAAGGCACTAGCGCTTGTCATTGAGAAAAATGGAGAAGCTGCAAAACAGTACGATGCTGACCTTGAAGAATCAAAGAAGAAAGTAACAGAAGCTCAGCTTGAGTACAACGACGCAGTAAAACAAGGAAACGAAGAGCTTCAGCAGCTTGGCTTTGACGCAGAGGACGCAGCGCTTGCTGAAAAGAAGGCCGCCCTTGAGCTTGAGAAAGCTCGTGAAACACTGCAGCGCACTCAAGACCTTCCTCCTAACTCACGCGCGCGCAAGGAGGCTGAACTTGCATATGCGCAAGCAGAACTTGCCTTGCGTAAGGCAAAGGACTCCAACTCAGATCTTGCAGCAGAGCAGGACCGTCTTTCAAAGACAGGTGTTAAAGGCACAGAAGTTGTTATTAGGGCACAGGAAAAACTCAATGATGCGACGGAATCTCAAAAGAAACTAGAGCTCGAAAGAGTAAAGGAAGTTCGTGATGGCACTCGCTCTGAAGTAGATGCTACCTTAGACTTAACAAGAGCAAAGGAAGATCTTGCAAAGGTTCAGTCCCCAGACGATGCTGCAGGCGCTGATCCTCTTGAAGGTTTAACAGAATCACAAAAAGCATTTGCGACATTCCTCTCTACGCTAAAGCCGCAGGTTGATGAGATTAAGGAAGCTGCAGCAGGAGCATTTCTTCCTAAGCTGCAAGAAGGCATTGAGATTGTTGCAGAAAAGGGATTCCCTGTAATTAAACAAGGTGTTACAGAGGTTGGAGACGCTCTAGGAAATGCGTCAATCACAATTGCAAAAGCTATTACCGAGTCTGGAAACCTAGATGATCTTGCTACTGCCTTTACAAACGCAGCGGCATCAATTGAGACTCTTGGCAAAATCATTGGAAATCTTTGGGGTGTGTTCCTTGGAGTACTTAAGGCTGTCAACCCTCTTGTTGAAAAGTTTCTTGGCTGGCTAGAAAAAGTAACAGCTAAGTGGGAAGCAACGCTTGATACTGAAAAGGGAATGACAGATCTTACCAACTTCTTTAATGAGGCTGGTCGCGTCGCCGGTGAAATTGGAACAATCATCGGTAACATTGCTAAAGGTCTTGGAAACATCATCAAGGCAAACACCGGTCCTGGCACAGGTGGCCAGATCATGCTTGACTACTTTAGAGATATTACACAGGCATTTAAGGATTTCTCTGGCTCAGACAGCGGGCAAAAACAACTAAAGGAGTACTTTGCAGATGTTGCAGAGAACTCAAAGGCAATTCTTAGTGGTGTTGGCGCATTTGTTAAGGAAATTCTTAAGGCTGGCGCAGACCCAAACGTTAAGATTTTCTGGGACACGCTAAAACAAGGTGCTCCAATCTTTGGAGAAATTC